TACCTGCAATTGGCGCTCTTACAGAATTGCCAGAAGCAAAAGATGGCAAAGCACCAGCGCTCTGATTCTGTGCGCAACCGAACGATGGAAGTCCTTGAAGTTGATTCATGATGTGATGCTCATAATTCCGCACATAGACTCTGCCCAACCACGCCAATCACTGAATTGACGTGCGTCAGGGATACCAGACTGCACGAAGTAACCAATACCGTTCAACCCATCAACCCAGTCCATCCAGCGCTCTTCAGGGACATTCCCAAGCTGATTCGGAGCAAACAACTCCTCCATCAGTTTGCAGTACTGATCCCAAGTCATCCCTCTGGGATCGTACGTTATCATGGGTTGCCCGTCCCGCGCACGTCGCCGGTGTCGACACTGAGGATGATCTTGCCCATTTGGTAGTCCCCGTTGAACGTGTTTGACTCAAACCTCAGTCTCATTTCACGGCGTTGTTCACGCATGTCAATCTTGAGGGTTGTAGGGTCGAAATTGTAAGGGCTAGAAGACTGATCTGTGTCGTCGGCATAACCTTTACCAGTAACAATTACGTCCATCGTGCCGCTTTGAATAAAATCAGGTTCAACACGCTCTAAACGTGTCCACACGTTGTCACCGGGTTGCTGAGTTGCGCCCACAAGTCCAGCCAGATTCCCCAAAACAGGCGTTTCAAACGCAGAGTAAATGGCATCAATGTTGTTCAGATAGATGCGGTTGGTGCCTATTTCGTGTTCCCAAATCGTGTTGTTGTACACCGACAAAGTGGTAGACCCTACCGTCGTGCTTGTTGGGTTGTAAACCGTGTAAGTTCCAGTTCCGCCAGAGCCAGTTCCATTGGCGGTGATTACCATTTGAGCAGGAACGCCGGCTCCTTGCAAAATTTGGCCGGGGGCAACAAATCCTGCCAGCACAGATGAAACTGTTAATGTGTTACCTGTAACCGAACCAACAAACTCCGCCGCAATATTTAGATTGTTATCGCTCCAAATAGGACGTGGAAACACTTCTGAGAATACGCCAGCCGACCGTTGAGCACCGGGTGCTTGGCCAGCGTCATACCAGATCTTATCTTTGACGTTATAAATGATCGCATCGGTGCATTCAGTTGCATCGCCGCGGGGGTAGAACCACCAAACTTCGTTATAACGAGGAACTTTAGTTGCCCAAACTTTTTGGCGCTGGCTAAAGTTAATGTTGTCAAAGAACCAGTTCAAATTCTGATCGTTTTTGATTTCTTGAACCGTGCCGTTGTACAACAAGAACCGGTCAACGCCGCACCAGTAATAAATGCCGTCATACTCAACAACGGAACTGGACGACAAGATAGAAGTCTGTTGCACAATCAAGTCATAACGCCAATAGAACGTCGATGATGTGGTTCCTGTAGTCACAGTCGTTGGGGTATAGGACACGCGTATAACCGAATCCAACGACCAAAAAAGACCCGATGGTGAGGTAGTACCACCACGCAGTGGCATACCCTTCACGATCTTTGTAGAGGCCACGTTGTTGGAGTTTGAGTCTGCGCTTGTCCAGTTATTAAAGTCGCCAGCCGCACAGTTTTGGATTAGGCCGTTGTTGCCGTACACAAATAGGTAGGGATACAACATGCAAGCCCCACCAGACACTGATATGTTGTTGTCAAACGTCAGCGTAGTGGCGCCAGATGCTGTTGCGGGAAGACTTAATGTAGCCGTCCATACACCGGCAGTCGTGGTTGCCGAAACTACAGTCGTGTTGGGTTGTATGCCAGTTCCAGTAACCGACACACCCGGCCCAATAGCAGCAATTGTGGTTGCAAAAGTTACCGTAGTTAAACCGCTCGTGGTGGTTCCAGTCGCTGTAAATACACCAACAGGCGCCAGAGTTGTACCAGTAAATGAACCAAACAATGGACGAGTGTTAACCGTGTTTGAGATATTGGTTAAGTTTTGACCGGGGTGCGCAATCACCTGAAGATTGTTGCCACCAGTTGAGTCATAACCAATATCAAACTGCCACACGTTGTTAGCGTTTGGCGTGAATCCAGAAGAGATGGTGAAGTAAGCGGGGCCAGTACCCAAAGCGGTACTGTTGTTGGTAACCCATTGTTCAACACCAGCGCTATAACCAGAGATCACATAGTTGAGGCCATTGGAGGCCATCATGATCATCCCGCGAGAAACGCCATTTGAGTTGATGAATGATCCTGTGTAGCCGCCGATTTTGCGCGGCAAACCACGTTGAAAGCGAACCCACTGCCCATCCACATAAGATGGTGCAGCAAAGATAGTCCCATCCCGCTGTATACCGGGAAGAACTTGTAGGGCAATGACTTTGGAAGTCAAAATGTGCCCCCGCTGATGCCATTGACAACAGTCAGCCCAGTTGAGCTAAACGTGGCTGCATTTGCGCCGTTGATTGTTACGCCCACTTGGCCAGCGCCGGGTGAATAAAAGCCCGATGTCAAGCTGCCAATAAAGTTGATCGCTGGGCTTGTCGTCGAGCCTTGGCTCAACGTAATTTGTGCCAAGCTGTTATTGATGGCCGTAACCGGAACGACGTTTGTTCCATCGCACACCACAGCCACTGTGTTGCCTTGAGGAATTGAAACTGTGCTGCCACCGCCAATACCCGTTGAAATGGTGAACGTATATGAGCCAGTTGTGCTGTTCGTGATAACGTAGAACTGAACTGTCGGGGGAATAATGATGATCTGGTTAGACGTCAACGTGCCCGAATAGTTTTGCAAAATATACGCAGCTTGGGCGGCCGACAAAGTGTAAGTTCCGCCTGTGATGTTCAGCAGCAATTGAGTGAAAGCAAACTGAACAGCTTGGCCATAACCGAACGTGTCCCAACCATACACACCGCCATCAGACACGGCAGTAAATGATTCACCAATTTGAATTTGGACATTGTTCGTGCCACTTTGGTCAATCAGGTCAGAACCTTGAGCTTGGACTGTCAAAATCCCAGTGCCGTTATTCTTAAACGTGGTATACCAATTAGAACCAACCGATGAGGCTTGAGGCAAAGTTAATGTTCCAACACCGCCGGCCCAAACTTGCAAACCGGCCATGGCACTCGTTGGGATGTTTTCGGTTGACGAGATGTAAGAAATTGGTGTAACTGAGTTCAGCGTGGTGCTGATGGCCTCTAAACCATAACCCGCCAGCGATGCGGCATTGGCAGTAGAAGTGCTTGCGCCGAATTGAACTTGAGTCCACACACCATTTGTAGTGGAGTTGTCAGTCAGCCAAATGTAGTAAGCCAGCCCAGAAGCAATAGCAACAATAGTATTGCCACTATTGTCCGTGACGGTAAAGGTATTACTACCAATGTTTCTGACGAGGACTGATTGCCCAGTAGACACTTGAGCAGCAGGTGGCAACTCAAGGAGCAGACTCCCAGCAGTAGCTGTAACATCAATAATGCTGCTAACAGGGGTATTAGTATTACCATTAACAGGCCATTGAAGGATAGTATTAGCACTGAGCGTAATAGATTCATAGCTGACCGTTGTTGGGTAAATTGTCTGGCCGCTGAACGGGTTTGTGTATGTGGTCATGATTTTCCTTAACTGTCAACAGCCACCGCTGAACGGTCACCAACTCGTGATACATCCTCTGTCTTGAGGGCATTCAACGCCTCTGTAAACATCTGGCTCCAAAGCGCCAAACGAGCATCGTTCTTCAAGAATGGGGCAGTTTGTTTTAGTGTGCCAAACAACATCGCATTCGGTGCGTTTTGGGTCAGCCAGTTGGTTTGGTTGTCAGATGCCAATGGCTGGAGTCGGGTGTAGCACAAAGCCTCAAACGAATATGCTTGATCAGGCGTAGGCGCCACAATCCAATGATCGTAATCATAATCGGCGTAATAAAGCGGTAAGCCTGTTTGAGTCACAACAGGCCAATAGTTGTTCAAATATTCCAGTTTGCGCAACAACAGCGGTTGTTTGTTACCAGAACTGTCCACAATCGTCATTGACACAGTTTTGCGCCACCGTGCAGGCTTGGCAATAACTGCATTGTTAGCTTGCATCGTTGAGTCAACAACTTGCAGTTGTCCAAGGGTTTTAATTTCTTGGGCAATCTCAAACTCGGCCAGCGTAATAGCGGTAGGAATAAATGCGACGACCGCAGGATCTTGCCGCTCCAAGTACTGAAGGACGGTACTCGT